GGGGTCGGGCGCGGGGTCCGCATCGTCGTGATCATGCAGCGCCTCCATGAAGTCGATCTCTCGGGCCATCTACTCGCCAAGGGTGGCTGGACGCATGTCTGCTGGCCGATGCGGTACGAAGTCGACAGGCCAGATCCGGACGATCCACGCCGGCGCGCCGGGCAGCTGCTCTGGCCGGAACAGTTCGACGAATTCAAGGTTGCTCAGCTCGAGCGTGATCTCGGCAGTTACGGCGCCGCTGGGCAGCTCCAGCAGCGTCCGGTCCCAGGGGAAGGTGGGCTCATCAAGCGCCACTGGTTCAAGTGGTATCCGCCCGACCTGAAACCGAAAGTCAACCGCATCGTGATCTCCGCGGACTTGCCGCTCAAGGCCAAGGAAACGAACGACAAGGCGGCGATCGGCGTCTGGGGCGAGCTCGGCCCGGACAAGTACCACCTGAAGACGGTCAACGCCTGGATGGACTACCCGGAAATGATTCGGCAGATCAAAGACCTCCACCGGTGGGCGCGCGAGCAGTATCCGCATCTGGTCCCGGAAGTCGTGATCGAGTACGCCGGCGCCGGGCCAGAGGCGATCGCGGAACTGCGGCAGCACATCGCCGGGGTCATTGCCGAGCGGCCGAAGGGCGACAAGGTCCAGCGTGTACACGCGGTCCTGCCGATGCTTGAGGCCGGGAATGTCTGGCTGCCCGGCGTCGCGCGGCCTGACGGCCACCTCGATCAGAGTTTCAAGGGCACACCCGCATGGGTCGACGGCTTCCTCAACGAGTGCACGGCCTTTCCGCTCGGCGCGCACGATGACCAGGTCGACCAGATGACCCAAGCCTTGCGCCGGTTGCACTACCCGAAGGGCGGGCACGGCTACACGAGCATTCCAGGACTCTAGGAGCGACATGGCGACAACACGCGAAGGTTCTTCGACTCTCACGAATCCGGTGTACGCGCAGTTTGCGCCGTCGTGGCTGGTAGCGCGCGACATCTACGAGGGCACCGGCGGGTTTCTGAATCCGGAGCGGCCGTACCTTGTGCCGCATCCTCGGGAATGGCTTGACCACAGCGTCAAGACGTCCGAAGGCGCGATGGTCCCGAACGAGAACCCGGTGAAGCCCTCCCCGAAACTCGTCATGCGCCGGAAGCTCGCGCGCTACGAGAACATCGCCGAAGCCATTCTCGGGACCGTGGTCGGGGCGCTGTTCCTGCAGTCGCCCACGCGCACCTTCGGGCCGAACAAGGACAACAAGAAGATCTCCGCCTTCTGGGCCACCTGCGACGGCAAGGGCACGGACATGACGACGTTCGCGCGCGAGTCATGGCTCGTGGCCGGGGTGTTCGGGCACACGCCCACGCTCATGGAGAAGCCGAGCGGGATCGCCCTCACGGCGGCGGACCAAAAGCTCCCATACCTCTGCCGATACACGCCCCTCGATGTCCTCGACTGGCTCGAAGACGACGAGCAGAACCTGACGGCGGTGAAGCTGGCGGAGATTGCCCCCCGGGCGGCCTTCGGTGACACGGCCACCGCGCAGCAGCGGATCCGTGTCCGCATCGTCGACGAAGACGGCTGGCGGCTCTACGGGCCCAACGGCGTCCTGCTCCGAGGCGCGGAAGGCAAAGGCGATCACGGCTTCGGTGAACTCCCGTTCGACGTGCTGTACGCCAAGAAGCGCCTGCTCACGCCGCACATCGGCAAGTCGGTGATGGGCGATCCACAGCTCTACATCGACCTCTACAACCTCGTGTCCGAAGTCCGCGAGCTGCTCCGGAACCAGACCTTCGCGATCCTGAACATCCCGATCGGACCCGAGGGCTCGGTCGAATCGGAAATGCAGAAGACCGGGAACCAGTCGGGCACGTCGACGGCGCTCTTCTCGTCGCAGCCGGCGGCGTTCATTTCCCCCGGCGGGGAAAACGTCCAGGCGTACCACGAGCACATGGACCGGCTGGTCCGGATGATCTACCGGCTCGCGAACGCGGTCTGGGAAGGAGATTCGAAGGACGCTGAGTCGGCGGACTCTCGGAAGATCAAGCGCGCCGAGCAGGAACATGTGCTCAAGTCGCAGGCGCTTGAGCTGCAGCGCTGGGAACGCAAGCTGACGCACCTCGCCTACATCGCGATCTACGGCGACAAGGCCGAAGCCCAGATGGAGCAGGACCAGGTCACGATCAAGTACCCGGACACCTTCTCGCCGCCCGACATGGAAGACGTGATCGCGCGCGCTGGCGAAGCCATCGGGCTCGACCTTGGCGCAACGGCGATGAAGGAAATCAAGAAGAAGACGGCCCGGCACGTCCTGCAGGATGCGTCGAAGGACGTCATGGGAAAGATCGACACCGAGATCGACGGACAGCAGTACGTCTCCGAAGAAGACAAGCGTCAGCAGGACATCGAGGCGGCGTCAGCGAAGTTCGCTGAGAAAGCAGCGGCAGCATGAAGACACGCAACCCACAGGACGCGACCCTCCGCAACATCCGCGCGCTGAAGAAGCGCGTCACCAAACTCGAACAGGCCGTCAAGGCACTGCAGAAAGGCAGGAAGTGATGCCAGGCGACGAGGCTGGCTTCTTCAAGATCACACTGTCTCGGTTCAGTAAAGACTGCCGGGTCGAATACATGGGACATGACATCACGCATCTCGTTCACGAAGTGAAGGCTCATGCGAAAGTCGGTCAGGAAACTGAAATGACCCTGACGCTACGCGCAGGGCTGGACGTGGGCGTTTCGCTTGGGCCTGAGAACGTCTTGTTCAAGGAGAACCAATGAGCATTCCGTCGATTCTCTTTCTCATCGCGCTCGTGTTCGCCGTGATCGAACTCGTGAAGGCCAAGGGCAATTCGCTCACGCTCTGGGCGCTCGTGCTCGTCTGCGTCGGGCTGACGTGGGGCCTGCTCAGGTGATCGAGGACGTGACCTGCGTCGTCTGCAAGCGGAAGGATGCCTGCGAGCCAGTCTGCGGCAAATGCACGTCGTGGGCGCTGTCCTTCATGCACAACTATCAATTCAAAGAGTTGCTGGCACTAGAAAGGCAAGAGACGTGGCGACGTGGATTCGCGAAGTCTTTTGCGGCGGCGCATGCCTGATCAGTCCGACGAACTCCGCCGCCTCATCGCGCAGGCGCTGGCCTTCGAACGTCAGTCGAAGCAGCTCGCGCTGATGTTCGACGACGAACTCGCGCGCATCTGGCGGGAGTGGAGCCGACTCGTCGAGGCCTTGATGCGCGAGCGGATTGCGGATGGCGTGCGCGGCTCACGCGGACTGCAGCTCCGCGCCGGGCAGGTGCTCGGGCTAAAGACCTCGATTCGGGAGGCGCTGGAGCGCGCAGGATTCGACACTTCAGCGATCGGGGCGGTGCAGGCGGCGACGTCACGCTGGATGACCGTAGCCGGTGACACATTGCCGGTGCAGTCGATCGAGACCACCGTGCGGACGCTACAGCAGCTCGCGGCAAGGGACCTACTGAGTCAAGGCGATCAGGCGGCGGTCCAACTCTGGCGGGCCATGGCGCAGAGCGTGTTGAGTCCTCGTCCAGTGAGCGAGATCATCCGTGACCTCGCGTTGACGCTCGATCGCACGCAAGCGCAGGCCGCGACGTTGTTCGATACGCAGATGACGATCTTCGGGCGCCAGGTCGAAGCCGCGAAGACTGAAGACCTCGGACCAGAACAGCCATTCCTCTACTCAGGCCCGGTGGATGCGAAGACGCGCGACTGGTGTCTCGAGCGCGTGGGGAAGGTATTCACCCGCGAAGAGATCGACGCGATGGACAACGAGCAACTGCCGAACGTCATGCTCACGGGAGGCGGATTTCATTGTCGTCATGCGTGGCTGGCCGTTGAAAGCCGAGCCTTGCGCGGGCTCACTGGTACCGGCGAGCGCGCCGAAGGATTTCAGGAAGACGTGAACCGAGTTAGGAAGCAGAAGGCGGCGCGGAAGAAGGCGGCCTGAGCGTGACCCGCACGAAGAAGAACACGTTCCTGATCTGCTCCTGCGGCGCGGTCACGATGGTGCTGTTCGATGGCCGCTGCCTGTCGTGCGCGCGGAACTACGTGGCGAGTCTGGAAGTAGCCGAACTGAGCGCCCTGTTTCAGCGATCGACGAAGGTGACATGGGCTGAGGACGATGGCGCCTGACGCCTGCGATATGTCCCCACGCCGTCCGCCGCATCGCCCGAAAGAATTGCCTGACGCGCAGATCGTCTCGCTCCGCCTCCCGAACGAGATGTACGACGCCTGCGACAAGGAAGCCCGCAAGCGCCGCATCCCGCTCTCGGTCATCTTTCGCGAAGCCATCGCGAAGTTCATTCACGCGACTTCTGTATCTCAAAAGTAGGAACCCAGATCGTTCTGTCGCACCCTCAGTGCGACATGTGTCTCTACGACCTGTTCGCGAGGGCGCTGTGAGGCGCTGACATGGGTGTCACGGTCACCCGCAATTTCGGCCCGCTGACGGATGTGCAGTTGCTCACCGTCGAGGACTGGGGCCGCGTCGGACGGATGGCGCGCGAGCGCATCGTCCTGAGAACGCGAGCCGGGCGCGACAAAGACGACGTGCCGTTCGCGCCGTACTCCCAAGGCTACGCGCAGGCGAAGGCCAAGGAACTCGGCGCAGGGCCAGTCAATCTCGCGGTGTCGGGCGACATGTTGAACGCGATCACCGTCGAGCCGGACGCGAACGGCGTCACATTGAGTTTCACGAGGTAGCCATGATTTGCGAACTGTGCGGCGTCGATGCGGTGAATCCGAAAGGCGATTGCACCTTCTGTCACGGCAAGGGCCACGAGCCCGCGCCGGCGACTGGCCCGCAGATCGCGCCCGGCTACGACGGCTACGAAGAACAGCTGGCCACCAAACTCGGCGCCCACGCGAAACCGGAAGGCAAGCCGAAGGGCAAGCCGAAGGGCTAACTGACGGATGGCGAAGCAGACGCTGATTCAGAAGAGTCGACGCGTCCCGCCATCTGAGAAGGCCTCGTTTCATGTGCTGCAGGGCGCGGGGAAGTCGAAAACGATTCGCGACTTCTTCGGACTCTCGGACAAGGACGAGCAGGCGATCGAACAAGAACTTGACCAGGCGCTGCAGGTGAATCTACAGCGACAGGGGTAAGACCAACGCCGCAAGGCGGGAGAGACCGATGGCGGAAACGCTGCAGATTGAAGTCGCTGACGACGGGACGATCGCGAAGGTCCCGGAAGCCGTGCAGAAGTTGATCGACAAGGCGTACGGGAAGGCCCGGGCCGAAGCGACCGACGCGGCGACGAAGGCGAACAAGGACGAGATCGACCGGCTGAAGAAGGCCGGCGAACTGAGCGCGACCGACCGGGAAAAGCTCAGGACCCTCGAAGGGGAGCACTCGAAGGCCCAGGAAGAACTGGCGCGCGCGAAGAACGACCACGCGGAAGCGGATCGGATTCGCAACGAGCGCCATCAGAAGGAACTGACCGAGCGCGACGGGAAGCTGACCACCGCGGCGGCCGAGATCGAGAAGCGCACCGAGCTCTACCGCAAGGCCGTGCTCAAGGACGTGCTGATCGCGGCGGCGAAAGAAGGCGCGCGGAATGAATCACTCCCCGAGCTGGAAGTCCTGCTCGGTGGACGCATCGGGCTGGATGAATCGCTCCAGCCCTTCGTACGGGACGAGAAAGACCCGGGGAAGCCGTTACTCGACAAGGACCAGAAGCCGGTCACGATCGAGGGTTTTGTCAAGCAGTACCTGGCTGACCATCCGCACCACAAAACGCCCGTCTCTGGACGAGGCGGCGGGGCGCGGGGGGGACGGACAGGCCAGGGCGGTGAAGGGGCCACAGGCGAGAAAGCCGAGGCGCTGGCCGAACTGGAACGAACCCCATCAGTGCGAGCTTTGGCGGGTGTCCTGCGACACGCCGGCAAGTCCGCGTAGGAGTCACTGAATCATGGCCTTCTCAGGTCTCGCGTTCAACGAAGTCAACACCGCCAATCTGTTCCAGCGGGACGTGGCGAGCGCCGTCGCGACCCTCTCACCCAAGGAAACCCCGATTCTGGACTGGCTCGGCGATGCGCCGGAGTCGGCCAAGGGCATCAAGCACGAGTTCATCGAGGACTTCGTCGGTCCGAACACCATCGTGGCATCGACCGCGATCGCGTCGGCGACGGCGGTCACGGCGTTTCAGGTCAGCCCGGCCGGCATCGGCAACGCGCTGAACGTCGGACAGCTCCTCCGCAACCGCGCGTCGGCGAACGAAGTGATGCAGATCACCTCGATCGTCTCGGGCGGCAACTCGATCGTCGTCTCGCGCGTCTATGACGGCTCGGCGACCTCCGGATCACTCGCACCCGGCGGCAAGCTGTACGTCGGTGGCATGGCCGGCGTGGAAGGGGCCGAGCACTCCGGCGCCGACACGCACCGGCTCGGCAACCCGCGCGCGAACACCCTTGGCCTGTTCAAGATGGAACTGGCGCAGTCGAAAACCCAGGGGTCGCTCTCGACGCAGATCGGCCGCGATAAGTGGGAAGACCGCAAGGCGAAGGGGCTCATCGACCTCATGCGCCAGCTCGAGAACGAAGTCGTGGACGGCGTGCTCAACGGCACGAACTCCCTCGGCTCGGCGACCATCACCCGCACGATGCAGGGCATCCGGACGCAGCTCACCGCGATCAACTCCACGGTCGCGGCGTCCTCGTTCGCGGCCAATCCGCACCTGTACGTCGGCGGCGTCTGGCAGTCGGTGTTCGACGGGGGCGGATCGACCACGGAGACGTGGGGCATCATCGCGGGCCCGACGTTCTACAAGAACCTGTCGGATCTGAACGACACGAAGGTGCTCGACAGCAACAAGAGCGAGACGTTCCAGCGGCTGATCCGGATGTATACCGGGCCGTTCGGTTCGGCGGAAATCTTCCTGTCCCGCGTCGTGCCGGACGAAGAGTTCCTGCTCGTGCCGCGTGAACGGCTGCGCGTGCCGAATCTCGAGGGCCGGTCCTTCAACTACGAGGACATGGGCCTGAGCGGCGACAACCAGAAGGGCCTCTGGACGGGCGAGTACACGCTCGAGCTGTTCCACGCCGGCGCCATGGGCCGCGCGCACTCGTAAGACACCCCCTGACCACGCGGGCGGCTGGCTTCGGCTGGCTGGCCCGCGTGGATTCAACGTCCATGGAGACCTGATGCATCCAGTCCTTGAAGAAATCGCCCGCGCGAAGCAGCCGATTCGGCCGGAGGTGTTTCGCGCCTGGCAGCGCGCGATCAAGGACGTCGTCATTCCTGAGAT